CGAGCCGCGCCACCAGCTCCTTGTCGCCGACCAGCTCGACCGTGATCCCCATCGTTACACCGCCAGGATCTCGACCGGCACGACGGCGATCGCCTGGTCGCCGAGAACGCCTTCCTCGGTCTCGATCTTGCCGGCGATGTAGGCGTGCTGAACGATCGTCGGCAGGCCTAGATCCTGAATCCCGGTCACCGGCGCCGGCGCCAGCGCCGCCTCGACCGCGTCGAGGAGAGGGTTGAGGATCGCCGCCGGCGCCAGGTACGGGTCGGCCGAATGCGCGTAAAGGAAGAGGTCGGCATAGAGCTTCCACACAGGCGGCGAGCCGCGCGGCGGCCGCTGCTCGGCGACCGACCCCGTCTCGCACATGAACAGCGCCGGCTGCTCGGCCGGCGACACGTCGCTCCAATGCCGCAGCCGCCGGCTCGCGGTGGCGAAATTTGCCGCCGCGGCGGCGAGCGCCCACAGCGCCGCATAGATCGCCTCACGGTTGATCATGACATCGCCGCCAGGGTCGCCGGGTCGAAGCTGGTCGGTGCCGGCACCGGCGGACTGCCGAAGATCGGCGCCACCTGCCGATATTGCTGCAACAGCAGTTGAATATCCGAGGCCATGTCGCGCAGTGTGAAAGCCACGGTTTCATATGAAACAGTCTCGCCGCCGCCGAGGCTCTTCGAGCGCTCGCCGATGCGGGTGCGCTCGCGGTATTTGCGGGCCACGAGCTCGAGCGTCGCCTGGGCGATGTCGAACGGCACGCTGGCAAACCCCGCCGTGTAGCGCAGCAGGATCGCGGCGCGCTTGCGCGGCACCCAATAGCCGCGGATGGTCAATGCCGTCGGGGTGAAGACATAGCCGGCAAAGCCCGCGGTCTGCGTCAGGAACGAGGGCGAGGTCCCGCCCGCCGCCGCCGGGACGAAGCTCGGCCCGTAATTAGTCGGGTCGGGCGGGATCGTCACGCCATCGACGACGACGAGCAGCACCGCCGTCGCCGGCTGCACGCCAAAGGCGAGGGTGACGGTATCGCCCGACGAGCCGGGGCCGTCGCGCACCTCCTGCCAGTCGCCCGAGACGAGCGGCCGGTTGAGCCAGCTCGTCACCAGCTGGCTCGCCGCGGTGATCAGCCGCGACAGCAACAGGTCATCGGTCGCCGGGTAGGGCTGCGGCCCGGTCTGCAGCCAGGCACGCACATCGGCGAGGGTGGTCAGATCGCCAAAGGCCATGAAAGAAAACTCTTTAACGCGAAGGGCGCGATGGCGACGCCGAGGACACGAAGGCGCTACGGCTGATCCGCAACTTCTTCCCTTTGCATCCTTCGCGAGTCCCTTCGCGGCCTTTGCGGTGAATTTTTTAGCCATTGCCGATGTTGGTGATCACCCCCATCGCGAATGGCGCGTAGACGGCGAGCACCGCTTCGGCGTAGACCCCGACCTGGCGCTGGCGGGTGACGATGGGCCAGTCGATTTGATAATAGCCCTGCCGGGTCTTGACCTCGGCGACATTGGGGACCTCGTTTGACTGATACTGAATCGGCAAGTTGGTCGCCCAGCCGAGGATCGTCCCCGGCGGCACCCGCGGGTGCAGCCGGATCGGGATGCGCAAGCCGGTCTGCGTGCCGTCGGCAGTGTTGAACGGGTTGTAGTAGTAGGCGACGGTGCCGGAGGCGGTCAGCGCATATTCGCCGCCGGCTTCGGCGCTGTCGGCACGCTCGTAGCGCAGCAAGGGCCCGGCGGTGTTCGACAGCACCTTGGTGGTGATGTTCTTCAGCTCGTGGGCATTGACGTAGAGCACCGTCGGCGACAGCTGGAAGTTGTTCCACATCGTCTGGAACATCGTATCGATCTCATTGACCGAGCCGCGTCCCGAGGCGGTGAGGAAGGTGCCGGTGCCAGCGGTGCCGGTGGCCAGGGTGCTGACATAGGCGTTCGAGCCCCCGGCCATCGCGGTCGTGTAGAGCCCGTTATAGGCATAGCTCGGGTTGGCGCTGCTGTCGGCGGTGATCGTCGCCGCCGATTGGGTGCCGGCGACGAGCGGGGCCGAGATCGTCACCGAGTTGATCGTGGTGATCGCCTGCAGAGTCTCGGCGTTTGAGGCGGTGCCGACAAACCAGGCGTAGGCGACGGCCCCGACGACCGCGGTCACGGTCGCCGCCAGCATGTTGGTGCCCGAGGTGATCGCCTGGCTGGCCGACTCGGCCGAGAGGTTCGAGGAGCCGCCGTTCAGGACATAGGTCTTGCCGTCGGCGCCGGTGACGGTCTTGGTCGTCGGGCAGACGCTGGCCGCAGTGACCGCGGCAACGCTACCGCTCGCTACGGTATTGAGCACCGTCCCGCCGGCGTTCTGAAAGCCGTCGATGGTCAGCGCCACGACCTTGACGTAGTAGGTCGCGGTGGTCAGCGTCGAGGCGGTGTTGGCGACGGCCGAGACGGTCGGCGTTCCAGGGACGCCGAGCGAGAGGCCGCCGGCGGCAGCCCCGGCGTTGCCGCCGAGGATCGCCATCTCCTCCTTCAGCATCATCTTCTGCAGCAGGCGGAAGGTCATCCGCGCCTGAATGTCCTCGAAGTGCACGCCGGCAGCGATCGCCTCGTAGGTCGCGGCGTCTTCCTCCCCGATCGTGACATAGGTCGCCGATTTCGAGGACGTGGCATAGCTCATCTGGCCGGAGCGCTGGCCTTCTGGCACCCACCCCATGGCGTCGAAGCCGGAGCCGACGATCGACGAGACCTGTCGCCAGTTGGTGGCCGTGCCGGTGCCGCCGCCGACCCGCGGGATGACGTTCCGCAGCGGCGTCACGAACGGATAGAGATTCTTCGCCGGCGCCTGCAAATCGTAGGCGATGAGGCCGGTGCCGGTCGAGATCGTCTTGGCGATGTCGTCTGACGGGCTGCGCAGTGCTTGCTTGTAAAGGTCGAGGGTGTCTGCGGTGAGCTGGTTCACTTCGTGCTCCTTGGTGCTTGAGCCTGCCCCCGCGAACGCGGGGGGGCCGGCGGCGGCTCGGCCGGAACGGCTTCGGGCATTAAAAACGCCCCTGACGGGGCCTGGGCCGGGTCGGGGTCGGGCGGCCGTGGGGGCGGTGGTGGCGTCGCCACCGGGACGAACCCGGCCCGGATCAGATGAAACGCCGCCTCGCGCGGCACCCGAATGCGGCCGTTGTTGTCGACGCGGTAGCGCTCGGTGCCGTGGTTCGCCTCGTCGCAGCCACCGGGCGCGATGAGCTCGATCAGATCCCCGGCCTTCGCCGGGGCAGGCTCGATATCCATGCTCATCCCTCGGCTGCGGCCTGCGGAGGCATGATCGGTGCCGGTCCGCGGCTCGGGATCGGGTTGCGGCGCGCCGCCTTGATCAGCAGCATCGCCTGTTCATCGGGGCTCATCCGGGCGATGCGCGCGGTCAGCTCGGCGTCGCTGATCTCGCCCGGCGCCGCGCCGTCATGGCCCTTCTCGATGCGGGCGAGGCCCAGGGTCGAGCGCGCGGTCAAGGGCGGCAGCGGCGTGCGCTTGATCGCCGCGACATCGGCGGCGATCTGGTCGAGCCGCGGCGCCAGCTCGGCCACAGCCTGCGCCAGCGCGTCGTAGCGCTTCTGCAAGCCGCCGGGCCGGCGCGCGTCTCTCAAATCATCCGCCGCGCCCGGGTAGTCGTATTCGGTGCCCTGGTCCTCTTCCTCGCCATCGCCGGGCTTGCCGCCGGGCATCGGGGCGTCATGGTTGCTGACCGCATCGCATTTGGCGCCGGCGGCGCAGAGATGATCGTGCGCCTTGCACAGATGCTCCATTGTCTCCTTCGAGTGCCGGCCGCCGGCCGCTTCCTTGATGCAGGTCTTGCCGTCGGTCAGCTTGTTGAGGCAGCCATGGGCCACGTCGATCAGCGCCTGGTGCGCCTTGCCGCGCTTGCCGAGGCTCTGCGCGATCAACTCGAGCACGCGCTTCTGGTGCTCGGCGGTGTTGACGGTGGTGTATTCGCCGGGCCGGTATTCCTGCGCCGGCGGCTCGACCTGCGGCGCCGGGTGGGTCGGGTTGCGGGCCGTCTCCTGGGTCGAGTCGACTCCGCAGCTTTCGCGCGCCCCCGCCGCCTTCATGCACATCACGCAGTCGTCGAGATGCCCGCGTTCGTCGGTGGTCAGGCCATCGATGCCGCGCGCCGCCTTGCAGGCGCCGTGGGCGAGATCGAGCAGCGCCTGGTCGCCCATCGAGTGTTTAGCCTTCGTTAGCCGGTGGACTAATTCTGCCCGGCCGCCGAGCCCGGACTTGCGCAAGCTGGCCGCGACCGCGGCCATCGCCATAGCCTGCCCCGGACCAGATCCGGGGCCGTCCATCATCTCGTCGTCCCGGCCTTCGCCGGGACCCTCGCCGCTCCGTAGCTCCGCTGTCTCCTCGGCGACGAGCGCATTCAGGAAGCCGCACAGCTCATCGATGATGCCGCCGAGCCGCGCTGGCTGCGGGCTGTCATCGCCCTCCATCGCCGCCTCGGTGATGAGCATGTCCTTGAGCCAATCGAGCCGCAACAGGATCTCGGCGACGCTGCCAACGTCCATCAGGTGCTTCTTCAGCTCCACCCGCGCCGCCTTCTCGCCGTCGTCAGCCGAGGGCGGCCCTTCGGGGTCGATCTTGTCCTTCCAGGCGGCGACGATCTTCGCCTTGATATGCTTCACCTCGTCGGCCGAATACTTGCCGGCGTTCTTCGGCTTGTTGATGTAGTTCCAGGCGGCGCGGATGTGCTTCTCGGTGTCGATCGGATAGCGCTTCTTGCCGTCCGACTGATAGCCGGGATCGGCGTATTTGACATCGCCGTAGTCCCCGGACTTGATCCGGGGATTGTCGCCCTCGCCCCCCGCTTTCGCGGGGGCAGGCTCATCCTTGGCCTTGACCAGCGCCTCGACCCGCTCGATCGAGGCCTTGAGCGAGGCGATCGGATCGTCGACGATATCTTTCCGACTTTCCGACCCGCTCCGCTTCCAGCAGTCGAACACCGCCTCCGGATTGGCCGGCCGGTCGACGAGGCTGATCTCGTCGAGCCGCAAGCCGGTGATGGTCTTGTAATCGGCCGGCTCGCGCGCCGTTACCTTGCCGCCGATCGAGAAGCCCTGGTAGACGCGCTCGACGACCTTGTTCCAGGCTTGGTCATCGACGATCTTGGCGGCGATATAGAGGCCCTTGTCGTCGACCTCGGCCTCCTTCGCCTTGCCGACGGCCGAGAGCTGGTGCATCTCGCGGATATTGGCGAATTTCATGTAGTCGCCGAGCGCGCCATCGAGCGCCTCGCGCTTGACCACCTCGCCCTGGTCGTCCTTGGCCTCGGTCGAAGCGTAGCCGTAGACCATGCGCTGCGCCGCATCGACCTTGGCGATCGGGAGATAAATCTTCATGTTTGGCAGTCCCTTTTCCACTCTTGACGGCGAGCCTCATCGACCGCATGGGCGATGGCCCGGATGATTTCGGGGTCTTGCAGCAGCGGCAGCAGTACCGACTTCAAATCAGGCGCCTTGGCCTGTGCCGCTGCGACCGCATCAACGAGAGCGCCAACAACCTCCGGATCTCTTAGCAGCAGCAAGATCTGAGACTTCAACGCGTCGGCCGAGCCGTAGGTCGCGAACGGCTCCTGCCCCGGATCAGCCACGATCGGCGGCATGCCGAGATTCATTGGCTCTTCTTCTCGGGGATCAGCACGGCGGCGAGGCCGGCGAGCGCCACGGCGGCATTGATCGCGGCCGAGAGCACGTCCGGGCGCGGGTGCAGCCCGGCTGCGGCGAAGAGCGCCGCGAGCCCGGCATAGGTCGACGGCTCCCGGAGCCGCGCCACGATGAAGGCAACGATGGTCATGCGTCCTCCTCACTCCAGTGCCGGGGCGCCCGCTTGCCCTTCTCGCCCCACGCTTGCCGTGCGATGCGCAGCACCCACGCAACCACAAGGCCGAGACCGAACATCAAGAGATCGCGCTTCAAAACACGATATCCGTGAGCCGCAGGGCGGCAAGAAACTGCGCCTCGGTGGTCTTGCCCGCTGGCGTATTCCAGTACGCCTTGTAATATTCCCAGAGGCCGACCTCGGTATGCGGCGGCAGCGGCGCCGGCACCTGCCAATAGATCAGCCGCGCCACGGCCGCGGCGAGCACCAAATTGCCGTCGATCTGGTCGATCACCGGCTGCGTCGACATGATCGCCTGTAACGCCCGGTATTGTCCCTGCGACGCCGCGACGAGGGTTCGCGCCAGCGTTTCCGGTTCGATCTGGAAGACGCTCTTGGCCGGACCCGTGACCTGCGTCAGCCAGGTGCCGAGCGCGCTCTCGACCGCCGCCGTCGCCATCAAGAGGTCGGCCGCGGTCCGGCTCGGCGGAATGCCGCCGTCGCGCGCCAGCGCGGCGAGGGCCGGAGCGATGACGCAATTGCGGAAATCGGCAGCGGCGATCGTCATGGCGGCATCTGGGCAAGCAGCCGGAGAGCCGAACGCGCAGCGCGGCTCGACGACGCGGGCGGAAAATCCGTCACCTGGATCCACCGCCCGGTCGCCGGGTCGTAGATCGCCAAATAGCCGCCGAGCAGCAATCCCGGCGCCGCCGCGTCGAGATGGCCGCGGAAATCGTAGGGGCCGGCGCCGCCATGGAAGTAGGACCGCAAGACGAAATCGCTGAGCAATACCGGCTGACCGTCGGCGCCGGGCCGGGTATAGCCCCATTGGTCGGCTTC